AACGAAAACGAACGACCGTTCAACGGTCGTTGAACAAAACGAACAAAAGGAAAGGAAAGGAAAGGAAAGTATATATTCATATTCATATAATGAGGTGCACGAAAATGAAAAATCAGATAAGGATATCTTATCCATGTTTGATGATGAATCAAAAAAAACTGATCCATATAAAAACGTGTTCAAAATTTATATGAATGATGTAGGTGAAATTTCTTCTGTTACAAAAGAGAAACTAGAATGTCTTGTTAACGACTTTGGTGAAAATGAAGTCATTAATGCCATAAGTAAGTCTAGCGAAGTTGGTAAGGCTAGCATCGCATACATCACCGCCGTTTTAAATAACAAGATAAGGGAGGAGGCAGCAAAGGATAATGGAACAAGCAAACGTAACAACAGCAATAGAGGCTCTTCAAGAAAAGGTGAGCAAGTTGACTGGCAAGCGGAATATGAAAGAGTACACGGTAGAGGATGAGTTCTTCTATCCAATCTATGATAAACCAGTAGTCATTCAAACTAATGTTAATACTACCTATGCTGCAGTTGGAATTCCTAAGCGGTATTACGATATGGATTTTGAATGGTTACGCAAGCATGGCAGCTTTCCAAAAGAGAACGCTGAGGCTTACGACGTAGTTAAAAAGTACTCTGATAATCTGAATACTAATCTTGATTCTGGCAAGGGTCTCATATTAAGAGGCCCGGCTGGCACTGGCAAGACATCGATTGCGGTGAGTATCTTGAAACAAGCTATGGCATTAGGTAAAGGATGCCTCATGATTTCGATGCCTAACTTATTAGATACCATGCTTACCTTATCTAAAGGTGACAATGTGGCTTATCTAAGCTTTGAGCAAAAACTGCGGAATATCCCATTGTTATTGCTCGATGACTTTGGTGCGGAGTATTCCAAGTCTGATTGGGTACCGTCTAAAGTCGAAAGCATCATTATTGATCGCTACAACCGGATGAAACCCATCATTCTCACGACAAACTATAGTGATGCTTGGACTGAAAAGAATTATAGCCAAAGAGTATATGACCGGTTACGAGGCGAATATGCGGTGGCTATATTCAATGGAAAATCACACCGATGAAGATTCTCCTACGATGTCAGTTTAGGTTTAGAAAGAAAGCCCATAACCGGTTTCCAACGTTAAATGAGTATATTGACTGTGAGCGAGGTTCTACTATAGCGGCCGCCGCTATGAAAAAGAAATGCACCGAGCAAGTCAAAGAACAATGTCTATCACAACAGATAGAATCGGTTGAGGGTAAAGTAGACCTGTTATTTGAATGGCACTCATCAACCAGGCATGATCCTGATAACGTAGCTTTTGCTAAGAAATTTATTCTTGATGGACTACAAGCTGCTGGAGTGCTAGAAAACGATAATAGGAAATTCATCGGGACTATGGCTGATGAGGTTATAAATGACGATGATGATTTTGTGATTGTACATATCACAGAACATATGAGTATATTCCTATAGTCGCTAATAGCCATAAAAAACAAAATTTTATATGTATAAGAACGTTTTAATGCGTTAATGAGTGAATCTTAATAAAGCTGGAATAAAACACAATACGGACTAAAATAAAGCGTAAAGGGGGAGATGCATTTGAATGAATGCGAAATTGAAAAAATTACTAGGTTGGCCACAGAGGTGGCTACTAAAACCTACTATGAATTAGCAAAGCAAGAAAATGCACAGTTAGGTCGTAAACTTCGACACAACACGATCAAGCTGCTTAAGCATTATAGTCAGTTACAGTCATACGTAGACAATGCTATCACGGATTCGACACAAGCCGAGGAGATATGGCTCAATGAACTGTTAATTGATATGTTTGACGATAAGAGCATTGTGAAAGTGAATGCGATTGTTAAAAGCAAAGAAAAAACAGCATTGATGATGCGACATGTA